AGACAATAAATCTACACCAATTTCATCTAAAAAAAATATATGGGATTTTGTAGATAATCCAGAAACTCGAAGAAAGTTATTAGTTTTATCTGATAGGTTTGATCAAAAAATTGGCTCCAATGAGTTTTGGTTTAGGGGTACGAATACAGAAGAGTTGAAAAATTTGCTAACAAAAGGTTCCGTTGGGTCTTTTGGTGTTAATGATCAAACAAATAGTGGAGCCACATTTATCGCTTCTTCTTTTGGAAAAGCTGCATCTTATGGTTTGAGAGGGCCAACTGGAGATAAGGTTGATAACGGCTTGGTGATGATCTTTAAAAAGTATTTTACTAAAAATAAAAATATTAAAAATTCTCCATTTGAACAAGAGATGGAAAATTCTATTATGCTTTTTGGAGAATATACCAAAGATGATTTAGAAGGAGTTGTGGATTTAAGAAATGGTAATTTTTTAGATATTAATAAATTGGGGGTTAAATCAAAAAATGCGGCAAATGGCTTTATTCCCAATTTTGCAGTTGATTTACAAAGATCTCCAGAACAATTAGAAGCTAAAAACAAAAAAAGCGCCAAAAAGCAAAATTGGAAAACTGCCGAAGGTGGCATCGGTAAAATTTTTAAGGCGATCCACAAAGCAGGCCCAACTATTCTTCTAGACGGCATAGTGAGTGGTGCAGAGATTCAAGGGGTAAATTTAGATTATGTAACTACGGTTATCAAGAATAGTGGAGCTATCGCTCAAATGCTTTTAGGCGATAAAGGTTCAGCTTTTATAAGTCAAGCGCAAAAGTATGGCGTTACTTTTGAGAAGTCCGCAATGAAAAAGCTTACTTCTTTGGCAGCTAAGTCTTTAAATAAAGCGCAAGGTTTAGCTGGTGGACATATTCCTAATTTTGCAAATCCTATTAAAGATGCTATATCAAGAGAAGTTTCCGCTGGAGTTCCAGCTTCTCAAATATATATCGATCAAAATGAATCATTAAGAAACCCATCAAACCCAATGGGATTCATGGTGGCGAATCGTCGCGACGAACCTGCTGGTGGTCATCAAGGAGTGAGCAGGGCAATCCGAGAAGGAAGAAATCCTCAAACTTATGGAGCATCAAACGGCTATGTTCCTAATTTTGCAGATCAAACTGACAAATTAAAAAAGGCTACTGGCTTAAATAAAGCTGATCTTCAAGAATTAGATGAAGCTTTGAAAGAACTTAGAAAAGGAGCCGTTGAAGCTGGGGAAGTACTTGAAGACTTTGAATTGAAAGTAAATGGCAGTATAGAGGCCTTAGTAAAGTTAATTAAAACTGCCGAAAGTCAGGCTCAAAAATCACCGACAGCTCCTCAAGCTCCACCAGCTCCAGCTCCAGCTCCAGCTCCACCAGCTCCAGCTCCAGCTCCAGCTCCACCAGCTCCAGCTCCAGCTCCAGCTCCACCAGCTCCAGCTCCAGCTCCAGCTCCAGCTCCACCAGCTCCAGCTCCAGCTCCACCAGCTCCAGCTCCAGCTCCAGCTCCAGCTCCACCAACTCAGACAGTTTTACCAACTCCGACATCATCTACTCCAGCGGGCGCTCAACAAGATCCAGCTTTGAAGAAAACTTCAACAGATTTTATTGCTAGAGTATTCATGATTCAGACTGCAATGTCAGGATTATCTGGAATATTTGACCAACTAGGAGAGGGAGTATCAAAAACTGTTGGCGTTTTCTCCGATTTAACTTTGTCAGCTACATCTCTTGGTAGTTTTTACGACATGCTTAAGCAGCAAAATGCAGAACCCGATTCGGTTCTTAAAAAAGCTGCATCTGGAGATCCAGATGCTTTAAAAGAACTCGGTGAATCTGGTGGGAGTTTCAGCACTGGTATGTTAGCTAGAAGAGCGGCGGGTCCAGCAGGGAGAGGATCGTCTGTGGCGATGGGCGCATTAAAAGCCGTAGGATTTATTAGCTCTGGTTTGACTCGATTAGTTCCAGTCATTGGTATTGCGATAACTGCTTTTCAAGGAGTTTCTGCAATTTTTAAAATGTTTGATATTGATTTGGCCAATGAGCTTGGAATGGCTCTTGGGTTGGTAGATACCGCCGCAGAAAAAACAGCTAAATCTTTAAATAAACTTTCATTAGAATCGGCACAATCAGTAGTTTCTGGAGAATTCGGCAAGTCAGATATCACTAAGAAATATCTTTTAGATTTAAAAGTAGAAGAAGCTAGAGCTGAAGCCAAAAAGAAAGGTATAAAGCTAGAAGAAGGTGATGATGCTGCCGCAAAATTACTTCAGAAAACTTTCTTAAGAACAACTGTAGGTTTTAATAAAGACTTACTACAACAAGTATCTGGTAATTCAGTAGAGCAAATTAATACATTATTTAATACAAGCGAAGGTTTTGAAGGTAAATATATAGGTGGAAATTATGCTGGCGGAAAGGATAAAACAGAATCTTCAGATTTGTCAAAAAAACAATTGGCAGCACTAAGCGGATTCAACCAAGATCTAGCTATTAATTTTTCAAGCAAAGAAGCTCAAGCGGAATTTAAGAACGCTCAAAAAAGCGGAAATGAAAGTTACATCAAGGAAGCTACTTATGGACTTCTAGCTTCTGTGGAAAAGCAAGTTGGCCCAGAAAGATATGCAGAAATTAAAAAAGCTAGAGAACAATTAGCTAAAGCCAATAAAGCGAATGATATAGCTGCCGCAAAAGCCGCAGCAGAGACTTTAAAAGCTTTAGATAAAGAAGTGACGGTTATAAAGCAGAAAGCTAAAATATCTTTAGAATTAGCTCAGGCTGAATTAGATAATAGAATCGCTTATTCTAATACTCTTTTTGAAATCACTTCTTCTAGCCAAGCTCAATTAATGATTGAAGAAAAGTTAAGCTCTACAAGCGAAGCTAGATTAGCTTCAATTGGTTATGAGCTTAAAGCTCTTGAAACTAGAAAAAAATTAACAATAGATCAAGCCGCAGCTACAACATCTTTTCTAAAAGATCAAAAAAGTTTAAAAGCAGAGCTAGAATCTGAAACAAATGTCGTTGGACAAATTGAAGAAGAAGAGTTTAAAAAAATAGCCTCTGTTATTGAAACAGTAAATTCTTTGATTTTACAACAGGGATCTTATACTAAAGATGTCGAAACAACAACACGTAAGCTTTTATTAGCTTCTGGTCTTGAGGTTGACATTGTAAATGCTTTAATAGATTTATTAGCTGACAGAAATAAAGCACTTAAAAATTCTAATGATTTACTGACATTCTCCAATCAATTAGAGATTCGAAGAAATGCTATAGCTGAAGCTACCAATACAGCTTTAGATATACAAAAAAAGAAGAGGCTCGATCTTTTAGAAATAGCGAAAGAAGATTTAGATACTCAAGAAAAAACTAATAGTTTCAATGATAGAATCTATAAAAGTAGAGCAGAAAAGTTAAAATCCGCTCTACCTTCTGGAATGTCTTCGATTATAGATGACGCAAGCAACGCTAGAGATGTTGCAAATGCATCTAGAGATAGAGATCTTAGAGAGAAATCTATTATTGCTAATCTTAAATCAGAATTGGCAGGAATTGTTAGCGATAAAAATCTTGGCGCGACTTTAAGCAAAAGAGTAGATACTTTAACAAAAGATAATTTCCAAGCAATAGCGAAAGAAATTGCTGACGCAGAAAAAAAGGTCGCAATTGAAAAATTAAATGCGGCTTTTGAAGAAAAACTTATTGTTTTAAATGCAGGATTAACTTTTGCGGAAACTGTAAGAGGTTCTGCTGATTATCTAGCATCAAAACTTGCTCCAAATATTTTACAAAAACAAGGTGATATTGCTGGACTTGTTATGTCTGACATATCAAAACAACCAAAATATTTTTCAGGAGACTCTCCAGAAATAAGATTGGCAAAAGAAAGAAGTTATGACTTAGAAAATCAACGCAAGGACGCTGTGCAGGCTTTAGAAAATGCTCCAGAAATTAGAATACAAGCTGCATCAGAAGCGGTCAGAGCATTTGCTGATAGCGCAGGAGAATTTCAAGCTACTATTGCCGAATTAGATCAAAGAATTCCTCAATCTGCTAAAAAAATAGAAAAAGAATTCGAGTCCCTAATGCTTGGACTTCAATACGAAGCTGGTCAAGTAGAAAGATCTGGAATTGTTAATCAAGGCCGAATCGAAATGATCGGCATGCGCAAAGATTATGACTTAAGCGATAGAGCTAACTTTGCTGGCATAACAGATCCAACCGAATATCTTGATAGACAACAAGCAATTGAAAGAAAAGCTTTTGAAGATAGCGCCGCACTCCAAAGCCAAATAGAAATAAACCAAATAAAAATGGAGCTAAAAAGAGAGCTTATGACTCTTGATAATATTAAAGCTCTATCTATAAATACAGAAGCATTAAAAGAATTAGATAAAACCTTAAAGAATCCTCCGACAGAAGAAGAAAGGGAGAAGAAAGCAGAAGAAAGAAAAGCCTCTGGAGCAGTTGAACCTCCTGTGTATAACCGTGCAATCGAAAGTGTAGTGTCTATCGACGAGATTATGAAGAAGGCTGAAGAGTTTCAGTATTTAAAAGGTAAGGAATTAACAACAGCCATAGAAAGTTATGTTGGTTCGATACCAAATTTAGGAGTCGAGCAAGCATCTTCAATTGAAACAACTTTGATGAGTGGTGTTGATAAATACAAGACCAAAGCTGTTAATGACAAAAAAAACGAAGGTGTGTATACTTATGCTGAAAGACTAGCCAAACTTCGAGAAACAGAAAAACCAACATTCGCGCAAGGATTAGATCAAGGATTTTTAGACATCAATAAAAAAATAAAAGAGTTTGAGTTTTCTTTAGGGCAAGAAATTCCTCAAATGTTCTCTGATGGAATGTCACAAGCTATCACGACAGCAATCGAGGGAACAAGCTCTTTAGGTTCTGCTTTAAGAGATGCTGCTTATGAATTCACTAAGCAATTAAACAGCAGGCTTATCAGCAAAGCATTAGATTCTCTAGTTGGATCAGTTGGCAATCAAAGCGGAGGAGGAACTGGAATTATGAAGTTCTTAGGTTTCGCTTCTGGAGGAAAAGTGTCTGGTGGATCTGGATCGAAAGACGATGTTCCAGCAATGTTAATGGGCGGCGAATATGTCATTAATAAAAAGTCAGTAAATAAATATGGGCCTCAATTCTTAGAAGCATTAAACAATGGGCAAATTCATGGTTATGCTAAAGGTGGAGCTGTTAGAAGTGCTGGAATGAACAATTATATGACTCCAGGAACTTATGGAGCTGGAGCGATTGAAGGAAGATATAATCTTATGGGTTTTGCTGGACAAGGATACACAACAGGATTAAATGACAAAGTTTATAATCAAGGTTCTTCTGCCGCGATTGGTCTAGAGCCTGAAAGCATGAGGTTGACAAACTTTGGTAGAAAAAATAGCCCTCAAGCTGCTTCTGTTAGAGCCGCTAAAGAACAAGCTCTTGGATTGTATTTCGAAGATGTTCAAGCAGAAGAAGAGCGCATCAAGGCAGAAAAAGAAGCGAAGGATGCTTTCAAAAGACAATTGATTACTGCTGCAATTACTACCGTGGCCACAGTGGGCATTAAATCTGGCGCTGCGGGTTTTGGAGCTGGATTTAAAGGTGCTGCTGGTTCAGGCTTAAAGAGTCAGCTTGGAGCTGGATTCAAGGGTATTATTAGCGGTGGTAAAATAGGCGATCAAAATGTTGGTGGTCTTTCTAATCTATTTAGCGGTATTGGAAACATGGCAACTGGAGATTTCAAAAAAGGAGCCGATTTAATTAAACTTTCTCAAATTAGTGATAAAGCGCAGTTAGTTCCCAAGTCTTTTAAAGCGACAGCTTATGGATTGGCTAGTATAGATCCAACTACAGCGGAAGATCAAAGAAAAGCGGACGCTGGCGTCAAAGGTTACGAAGGTTTTAGCCAAACTGTTGGAGCTTCTGGAAGATCATTAGAAGCTGGATATAGTGTTGCTTCAAATTATTTCCCTCTTGGAACTAAGCTTTTAATTAATGGCCAAGAGTATAGAGTCGATGATAGAGGCGGCATGTCCAGTAATGTTGTTGATTTTTTCGCTGGAGGGGATAAGAACCTTTACGATCAATTCGCTAACATGGGTAATCTGGATATCAAAAAATTAGCTACTGGAGGAAATATTCCTTCTTCCAATGGCATCGACACTGTTCCAGCTATGCTTTCTGGTGGCGAATTCATCATGAATAGATCAGCAGCTCAAAACATCGGAGCTGGTAATCTTCAAGCATTAAACTCTGGAGCTTCAAGCCTTCCATCTGAAGAAAAGACTGAAGAATTAAATAACAAATTAATTCAAAAATTGGATGAACTAATCGAAGCTTCTAACGCCGCAGGAAACATCACAATCAATGTTGAAGGATCGACTGGCAAAGCATCAGAATCAGAAACTGGCAATCCATCAGATGCTAGACAACAACTTGCCCGCCAAATCAAAGACGTTGTTGTCAAAGTTTTAATGGACGAAAAAAGACTCGGAGGTCAACTAAGAAGATAAAAATATGTTTGGGCAAATCAGTAATTATGAAAATAGATTTTTTGTTTCTGGCCAAGAAGTTCTTGGCATAGAATCATTAGATGTTGCTTATAGCAATTCGTTATCTACGGCTAAACTTTTAGGTTTCGCAAATGGTCACACAATAGTTACTGGTCCAACCAAACAGGATGTGTCGATTTCTAGAAATTTAATATACCAAGATCCGATTTTAAATTATACTGGCGCAGTCAACATGAGTGGCAGCATCAACTATAATGATGATAGCTATGGATTCAACAGCGGTTATCTAGAAACATACTCTGTCAATTGTGCGGTTGGATCTATTCCAAAAGTTTCAGCCAGCATCTCTGTTTACGATGAAATGGTGCGCTTCGATAAAAACAACGAAGGATCTGTCGCAGCCCCAAGCATATTCATACCCAACCAAGGATCAATCACATTAACATGCGACAATTCTAGCACTAATAGAGTTGTTGGATTCGATTATTCTGTAAAGATCTCTAGAAAACCGATATATAGTATTGGGTCTTTATTTCCAAGCGAAGTAATAACTTTTCCAATTTTAGAATATACTGCTTCGGTGCAAATAGATGTCGATGATGCGTTTCTACAAAATGCACATTCGTTTCTATCCCAACTTCAGGAAAAAACCGTATCGTTTACAATAAGATCTAGAGACAATGCCACAATTCTGCAACAGCTATCTTTGCCCAAAGCTTCTTTGGTTTCAGAAACTCTATCGAGCAGCGCAGATGGTGGAGTTAAATTAACACTCAATTATATAGGACACTCATGAGCACATTTTACGATAGAACAAGCAATATCAATCTGAGCGTTGAAGATCAAATCACTGGATTGATTTATAGTCCATCTTATGGTTCAAGAGTTTCTTTCGCGGCAAAGTCCAATATTTACGAAACCCAAAACGGCTATTATAACTTGATCCCCATGTCCGTAAATAGTGTCGATGCGAAATTTGAATTAAGATTCGATCTTAATCAATTAAATTCACAAAAATTAGTGAACTTCATTGAAAACAAAGAGGGCGATACTCTATTTCCATTTACCGACGCTTCTTCGTTCTACAAAACTATTAGCGGAGTGTGCGACAATTATGCAATCAATCATATAAACAATAGTCATTATGAAGTAGCTCTATCTTTAGAAGTAAATCAAGCGCCAAATCTACTAAACTGGTCTGGCATGACTTTTGTAAATAAGCCGTTGCAACAATGGTCATCATCTGGTTCATATAAAAAATACGATGTAATTTACCAAGATAACAACACCCTAAAGCTCAACAACTATTACTACTGCATAGAGGACCATTCCGCCGCCGATACTTCCATTGATGGCCCAACTGGGGTTTCATCCAAATGGACTCAATCGTTTTTCTTTGAGCCTGATATTGGCATTCAAAATGATGTGCAGATAAAAGTAGATAAGTTGGAGCTGAAAAACTCATTCACGCAAAGAATGAAGACTAGAACAAACTTATCACCTGTAAATTTCAGTTATAAGTTCGCGAATATATCCACGCTTGAAGCTCAGTCTATCATGCATTTCTTAGAAAACAAAGGTGGCTATAGAAGGTTCCTACACAATCCTCCTTCTGTTTATAATCAACCAAAAGTATTTTACGCCGCATCTTGGACTCATACTTGGAAGTATGTAGATTCTCACGATATTGATGTAACCTTAATCGAAGATCCATTAGGAGTAATTCCCAAAAATTCATGAAAAAACAATTATTAAAAAGCAATTCTTCTCTAGTTGTTATGGGCGATGCTCCAGCGTGGAAAACTACTCAAGATTTTGGCAGATTAATGTGCCTTGTTCAAAGCTGTGATTTTTCTATAGAAAATGATAGGCAAAAAACAAAACAACTAGGCAGTCAGTCTTATGTGATTAATGATATTACTAGAGCGCCGCAAGCTAATTTGTCTATGAACTATTACTTGACTCCATACATGAACAACGAACTTTTGTTGGGCTTTTATGGATCAGCAAATGTGTATGAGCCAGCTCTAAGAGATTTGAAGAGTAGAAATCAAAACGCATACATCATCGTTGATACTGAAGAAAATAGAGATGGTTTCGATTTGTTTAGAAGCAGTTCGCCGCAAACTTCAAACTTTAGCGGATTCAACGCTTTGTCATTCGGTAACTGTTACTTAAATAAGTACTCTGTGGCTTTCGCCGTGAATACAATACCAGTAGTTAATGTTGGATTCTCTTCTTCGAATGTTAGATTTGAATCTCTAACTGGTAGTAAGATTTCCATACCAGCAATCAATAGTGTTTCTGGCAACTCTTTGAATTCGGGCTTTTTTGATCTGTCTGGACTTTATCAAACTCTGACTGGCGGCTATATTGCGAACGATCAATTTCCGACGACAGAATATAACCCACCAGTAACTACGGCAAATCATAGTGAATTTGTTTTGCAGAATTTGCAGTGTGGCGGAGTTGGCTTATCTGCTGCATCAAAACCAATTTTGCAATCTTTTAATTTAGACTTGGATCTTGCTCGAACTGATCTTTATGGACTTGGCAGTAATTATGTTTACGACAGAAAGCTAGAATTTCCAGCGAACGGGCAAGTTCAGATATCTTGTTTAGTATCTGGAATCGACAGCGGAAACTTCAACTCAATGTTGACTGGTGAAAGCAATTACTCTTTGGAAGTTTCTTTTGCCGACGTTGCTCAATCGAATACTGGGTTTTATAAAATCGAAGGAGCTAAGCTGGACAATATTAGTTACGCTATGCAAGTAAATAATGAGATGTCATTCAATGCATCATTCTCGTTTCAAGCAAATGAAACTGGAGGCTTCTTTACTAAGAGAAGACTTTATTTGTCAACTCCAATTTGGGGTGACATTCCCGATTTGTGGCAATCAATAAATATTAATTGGAGTTCGTTATAGAAAGGTGTAAATAAAAGAAATGAATTTAGGTCCAGTAACAGTAAGCGGAAGTTATCAATACGTTTTAAATCAAAGCGGAAATTCTATTACATTAGGAGATGGAAGTTCTGTCAATTGGGATGCCAGCAATCATCAAATCATTTCTGGGTATACAAAAAAAGATTTGACTAATACTTTTAATTTGGATACATACTCGTATGTAGCTGGAGGAAGAAGCAATTTAGCTAGTGTAAGCTATGCATATATTGGTGGTGGAAGTGGAAATCAAGCAGTATCTCCATATTCAAATGTAGCTGGTGGTAGATCAAATATAGCTAGATTTAGTTATAGCAATATTGCTGGTGGACAAAATAATTTAGCCAGTGGATCGAACAGTAGTATTGGCGGGGGACAAAATAATTCTACAAAATCTTCACATTGTAATGTTGGTGGGGGGCTTTCGAATTCAGCAAGTGGGCAATACTCTAATGTGGCTGGAGGTAATAATAATTTAACATTAAATACCCATTCTAATGTAGGGGGAGGTTATGCAAATGTTTCAAATGGAGAATATTCGAACGTGGCTGGAGGAAGTAATAATAATGCATTAGGATCTTACTCTAGTGTGGCTGGAGGTTTTTATAATGAAGCAAATGGGAACTATTCTAATGTAGGAGCAGGACAAGTTAATGTTGTGAATGGCTCAAACTCTACAATAGGTGGAGGCTCTAATAATAAAGTATCAGGAAATTCTTGTTATATAGGAGCAGGAGCATTCAATATTGCAAGCGGAATCAGTTCCGCAATTGCTGGAGGATTAAGAAACGCTGGTATTAGTTCATACTATAATATAGCAGGAGGATCTGATAATTTTATTAGCGGAAATTATTCAAGTATTAATGGCGGGCAAAATAATACAATTAGCGGAAATCATATTTTTATCGGAAATGGGAGATTCAATACTGGAGTCGGATCTTATTCAATAATTGTTGGTGGAGATAAAAATAATATTGATAATGTATCCTACGGATCTATTCTTGGAGGCTTAAAAGCAATTATTAGCTCTGGTCATAATGGAGCAGCAGTATTAGCTGATGGGCAAGATAGAAATCATCTTTCTAAAGGGGCGCATACGTGTTCTCTAGATTATGCAAGTGGAGTTTATTTAAGGCTCCCGTCTTTCACGGGTTCAAGTTCTCAATCTGGAAATTTAGGAGAATTGAAAATAAGCGGATCTGGTCTTTATATATGCACGGGAATAAATCTTTGGGGCAGAACATTTATTTCAACATTTTAATATAATAATAATATGATACTTAATAACGAACAACCTATTGTAATTCCAGCCGTAGAAGAAAAACAGTTTCCTCACTTATGGCTTAAGAATATACACATAAGCTCAAATTCTCCAAATCATGGAATGATCATGATCTCAGCCGCTCCATACAGCGCAGTAACTAAAGAAGTCGGTCAAGGAACTGTTAAAAACATAATGATAAACGATTTATGGGCGGCTATAGAAAATGTTCCAGAAGCAGCTTTAGCGATGCAAGCTATTATTGCGGCAATAGAACCATTAGAAGAGTGGTCTAAAATTCAAGACGCTGAATCAATTATTTCTGAGTAAAATCTACTTTCACATGATTAGTCTCGAAGACTTTCTTCATCTGCTCTGGATGCTTAGCTCCTTTTCTAGTTTTTGAATAGTTATCGAAATACTGTTGTTTGACTGGATCTTGCCCACCAGCAATTTCTGATCTTTTTGCGCTCATTTCTGCACTGCGGTCAATTAAGTCTCCATAAGTGCCTTTTTTGTTTTGAGTTTTATCAACAAACTGCTTGGACGAAAAAGGATCTACATGAGAATCAATAGACGCATTTGGAACGGTGAAAACGCGAGTCCAGCAAGTCTCGTCGCCATGCTCACCAAAGTAAACATGATCTTCTTTCATAGACTGAATTATCTCGCGATACTCATCTGTTTCAGTATTTCGGTAACTATAAATCGGCATCTTAAAAAGAATTTAAAATCATATCAACAGTATTGGAGTAAGTCATTTGCTCACCTAACTCAATGCCTTTTTTATTCTGAGTCTTGCATTTAGCGACGGCAACTTCCATCGCTGAGACGGCATCATCTTGATCCCAAGTGTAAAAGACTCCTTGGTTATAATCGGAACCTTCTGCAAAGAAAACTCCATCATAAACAGGCATCGTTCCATTAGGCTCTATCAGAATACTATTCTCAGCGGTGGCCCAATCTTTGTGAGAAGTGTTGTTTGCCACCACAGACCACTTGCCAAGGCACGTAGCATTAAAGCTGGGTAGATTCCAACCCTCGCCCGCGCTCAAGCCTGTGAGGTCGATATCAATAGCGTTGAGCAATTCATTGACTTCGTTATTTGTTTTGAGATACGGAAGGAAATTGATATTTGTATACCTTTTCCCTTCAAACAGATTCTCAATGATTGCTTGCATGTCTTGGGGCTTGAAGAACGGATTCGTGACACAGCAGGTGAGCTGATAACGATTATCGTTTCCGAATCTCTTCAACCATGTTTTAATGATTTTTTCAGTGCATTTTCTTTTTTCGAATTTGCCCATCAAGCCAAAGTGGACAACTCCGTCCAAATACTTCTTGCCAGTAATTTTAAAATCAGTATCGAACCCCATGGGAACAGAGATACAGTTTGTGCAACCAGCAGCATTAAATCTTTCGACAGCATATTGAGAACTGAATAGGGTTTTATCTTGAGATTTGCAAACAGCAACTTCAACATCTGTTGGTTCGCTGCATTCGTAAAATGTCAGAAGATTTTGCTTTTCTGATTTACGATTTTCTCCTCCATTAAGATGCCAAAGCTTTAATGAAGGAGCTTTGTCTGCAACGAAATCCCACCGTTTATTAACTGAGTCTTGCATCCATTGCTTAAAATCATCGCTTAGAGAATAAGAGCCAAGATCAATATTTCCAACTGGGAAAATAGCAAGGTCAACTTTCTTATTATAAAACTCTCTAATCAAGTTAAAAGCAACATTGCCAAAACTCAATGAATTCAGTGGGGTTTCGATGAGTAGTTTCATAGATTAAAATGGGATATCGTCATCATCAGCAGCAGGCTGAGGCTCTTGATTTTTCGAATAAGTAGCCTTGCTTTCTGCTGGGCCATCACCATGATCTTTCTTTTGTGGCGAATTCAAAAACTTAACCTTGTTGGCGCGAATAAAGTTCTTTGATTGAACCGAACCGTCTTTGCCAGTCCATGAAGAAAGGCAAAGCTCGCCTTCAACCATTACACTGCGACCTTTAGTAAGAAACTTAACGCAAGCTTCTGCGGTCTTTTCCCAAGACTCGACATCAATAAAGCACTTGTTCTTAGCTTGATCTTCTGAGATACACATGCGCATAGTACAAATAGTCTTGCCTGTGCTTGTTTGGCGGCTTTCGGGATCTTTTACAAGATGACCCATAGTGATAATAGTGTTATACATTGGTTATTTCTTTTTTAATTTTTTGGATGAACTTGTTGTGGATATCGATACATCCTTGAATACTCATATTAAGTTTGATCGCTATCTCTTTCCACGAGCTTGGCTTATTGTAAGTCAAAGAATATCTCATGTCAAGAATTTTTTTAATCCTTTTGTCGGGATTTTTTTTGGCAATTTCAATTACTTTTTTAATCAGCTCGTTGTGCTCTATTTCTTTGATGAAGTCAGAAGAACTAGCCTTCTCTTTGATTTCATCGCCAAGAGGCTCTTCGATCATTTTTTTATTTTTATTATAAAGATTTAAACACTTCCAGCGAGTTTCATTGGCTAAGTGTGTGGAAAACTTAGTGTTTCTATTTGGCTCGTATTTTAAAGCGGCAGAATAAATCGAAAAATCTTTATCGGATAAAATATCACTCTTGTTCATGAATGGGCATGAATCAGAGACGATCTTGTTTACGATGTTGACGTAAATTCCAGAATGCCGATCAATGAGTTCTTGAAGGCTCAGACTGTCGTTTTCGTCTTTAACTCTATTTATAAGGGATAAGTCTGAGTCCATTCTGTTAATTCCTCCGTTGAAAACATATTCATCAATACTTCATAAGCAATAGCCTGAATGATTGGTTGGCTCTTCGTCGAATTCCAAGTAATTGCTTGATCAGCAAGTTTCTTCAAGATTAGATTGTTTTCTTTCTCGAATTCATTTGCTGGTTGCACCATGTCACCATTATCTAACATCCTGTCGATGAAGATCAAACTTCCCCCGTGTTTCTTAACCCAGTTCAATTC